CCGCTTGATCGGGCGCATACGTTTACGCCCAAAGCCCTCTAGCGTCTCCCAACCAAAGCACTCACCGAGGAAGTATTCGTGTATGTCGTCTCGCGTCCAACCAGCCAACGCCTCGCCCCCGCCTTCTAAAATCGCGGGATAACACACGCCCCAAAGAAAACGGTTCTGCTGGTCGGTGCGCGGCTTCTTCCACTCCAGCACCTCTATGCACCACGCACGGTCAGGCGATAAGCCTTGCACCATGCGCGTAGCCGCTACGGCTAACTGCTCGGGCGTGGTTCCTTTAGGAAATATGCGCTTCACGCATCCACTCCTCGCCATACTCCACATCCATGTAGTCCTTAAACCACGGGCCGCCACGGGTGAAGTGAACGGCAATCGGGTTCGGGCATTGGTCGCGGGTATACCAGCCCTCTAGGTAGTTCCATGTGATCGGCAACTCTCCGATTACGTCATCGGTGAGCCAATTAAAGCGGTGTAGGTACATCCCTGTTTCACGATTAACCACCTCGGGCGTAAGAGCCTTGACTTGAGGATGCCCACAGTTGATAAACATGAAAGATGACCAGTTCTTTCGTGGATACTGATGCTGCGTTTTGTTGTCCATCTTGACGGTTTCCGTCGGCCTATAGTCGTGCTTTACAAGAAAGCAGGCTTTTGCCCCGTCGGCGTAGTCCAGCAGTCCCGCAATGTCCCCCCGAAAAAGAAAATCGCAGTCCACAAATACCGCCCAGCCGGTGTATCCGTTGAGATACGGCGTCAGGAATCGGGTAAAGGAAAACTCCGTAGACGACAGCGGATCAGTCTCTCGCCAATAAAGGCCACGCTCCCGAAGTTCTGACTGTTTGATGGGTTGGATGTCCACCTCAACGCTAGAGTGCTTGAGGATGCTTTTACGGCACACCTGATACGCGATGTCCTCGCGGCTGTCCCAGCCGATAAATACCTTCATAGCCGCTCCTCAAAGTCTATGTACCGCCAACCGAGGTATTCGGGCTTAACGGCGTATACGTCATAATCGTAGCCGCGCTCCTTATCGGTGATGCGTCGCACCACCCAATCGGGGAACGTCGTCGCAACATCTACCAGCGCCGCTACGGTCATGCTGGCGTTAACGATGTAGTAGTAGTCAGGGCGAGGATCGGCAGCATCAAACGACTTCTTGGCACAGATAGCGGCAGTCTCAAACGGCCACGCCTGATACCCGAAATCGTGCTTAATGTGCTTTACCTCTATCCGCTTGCCCGAGGCGTAAATATCGCCCTTGTCGGCGTACTCTGCCCGGTCGGCAAAGTCCTTGGCGATCCGACGTTTGGGCAGCGTCACCGTATGCCCGATGTTCAGAAGGTAAGTCGCCACGACAATCTCTGCCGGGCGACTCGCCCTAAACCTCGCCTCAAAGTCAGAATGGGGTGTCAAGGTCATCCCAATTCTTCTCTGTTATCTCGGGCTTTTTTGTGGCTTGGTGCTGCGGCTCGCCTTGCCGCGACAACTTGCCCTCACCCTTAGGTTCAATCTTAATGCTCATGTATTTGTCGCCTGTCTTTTGCGAGGATTTGATCCAAGCCGACAGGTTGTAGTCCACGTTGTTGATGACTGCCGAGCCACGGTAATCGGGGCGTTTCTCGTTGCCGTCCTTATTGTTCTTAAATAGGACGCCTTTCATGTTCGGGTCGTAATTCACAGCTTCAGCTCCTTCAGTTTGGTAACTTTCTCGTCTAGTTCTGCGAGGAACTTGCGTACCTCGTCCTCCAATTCGGCAATGCGTTTATCGTCACGCGGAACCCGCACGATCAGCATTTGCAGATGCTCGGGTAAGCGACTGTCGTAGCTCGCAAAATCGCACCACGGTCGGTTTGTGCAGGCCATCTGCCATTGCATCTGCGTCACATACTTTTCGGGCGGCTTACCGGCTAACAGGTACTCCAGATGGGTTGCGGTGTTGGGACACTTAAACTCCACGCAGCCGTCGCCCACCAAACCGTCTGGAGACGCGCCTGACATGGCTATCGCCGGGTGGTCTATGAAGCCCACCTCCTCCACTAATTCGCCTGTGCGGGCGCTGTAGGCGGCTCTAGCCAGCGGCTCTTGCTCTACGCCCCACTCCATTGCGGCGCTGCTGAATCCTGCGGCCTTTTGGCCGGTCAGCCGTTCCACGATCAGGTCAGCCATGTAGTTGTCGCGCGAGGCGCTGTAGCCGCTCTTGGTTTTGGCGACCACATCAGCCACGCGAGAAGCGGTGACCTTGCCTAGCCGTGCTGCGAACCAGTCATCGGTGCGTTGTTCCATTATTCCTCCACAAACTCAATATCTATGTCGTTTTCTTCTAATTCGTCATACAAACTGCAAGAGTCGTATGCGCTAACCGACTGTCGTTTTCTTTCCATGTAAGGCGGCCATGCAAACGCACAAAACCCATCAAAATCATGGTCTGCGTGTTGCACAAAATGAAAGCAATTTACGCAATATCGTTCGCGTTTATCTTTTTTCATGCCGCCTCCGGGCCGGTCAGTTCTTTCTTGCGGGCGGTAAACTGGTCAATGTGTGTCATGCGCTGCTCTTTGGTCAGGCGCTTAAACAACTTGGTCAGTTCTTCCACCGACACCGCCCCGTTAATCAGCGCGACCAGATCGGGGTCAACCTGCGGCGCTGACCCTTCAGGCAAGTCCTCGCCGCTAAAAATGTACAGGCCAAGCCCGTGCAGCGCGATGCACTTAGTCAGGCAACGCATGATGGCCGTGTTGACCGCGAAGGAATCGGGGTCAACAACGCTGCGGTTACGGTTGTCCATGACGGGGAGCAGGCAAGTTTTGATGTCGCCCTTAATCTCTACGCTAACCTTGACCATCGCCGTGTTGTTCTTGAGATAGCACACCGGCATACCGCCCTCGTACTCATGCACGGTGTAACGGGCAGCGGGGTCAATCTTGAGGACTTCAGCCCACGCCCACGCCCATGACAGGTACGACAGGTTGCCTTTCTTCTCAACGTGATCGTTGACGTTAATTTTGAGCAGTTCGCTCATTGACCTTCTCCAGTTGTTCGTTAATGACGGCCATCAGTTCGGCCAAAGCCTTGTTGCAAGCGTCTATGCGTTCTTGTTCTTCTAGTTCTTGCATCAGTTGGTCTTGGTGATGCCACCAAGTCATATCGTCATCGTGCATGGCTAGCTCGCTCCTCTGCCGGGGTGCAGCCACCATCGCCGCACGGATCAAGAATGGCTGCTGTGGCATATAGCACTACAAGCAGGATGGCTTGGGGTAACCAGCGGCTCATAGGTCGTCACCCCAAGGGCCGTTCTGCTCGGCATCGCGGGTAGCGATTTCCTCAAGCTCAAAGATGGAATCCGCGCCAAGATCGCAAATGTCTAGCTTGATGTCGTGGTTAAGCGATGAGGCAACCTTGTCGTTGTCCAAGAAGATGCCAATCAGGTCGGCAGCCTCAAGGATGATGCCGCCGTCTAGGTCTTGGGTGTATTCCACACGCACCTCAAACTTATTGCCGAGGGCGTAAAACGTACCGAAACCGTGGAATGTGTCTTTGCGTGGCATATCGGTTGCTCCTGTGTTGTGTCTATCAACGGTTCCCATGCTACCACGGTTTACGGCCTTGTCAACTACGGTGGCAGGAATTATTCTGCGCGGCATGACACCGACAGAATTAGTGAAACATTACGGATCGCAGGTAGCGGCGGCGAAAGCCCTAGGGATTAGCCGAGCAGCCGTGCAGAAATGGGTTAAAACGGGCCGTATACCGCCTGTGCGCTATTGGCACGTTATGGCTATGGTGAAGGGCTGGAAACCGCTGTAATGACCCTAGAAACGACAAACCCCCCGGCGGGGAAGCGCGGAGGGCTTGACGTGGCTGGCTGGCAGCCGGTACGCTCGGGTTGCAGTCGGCGTAGAGGCAGTTTACCAAGGTTAACTAGCCTGTCAACAAGCCCCTACGTCATTCGCTCGGGTACTCTGGTCGGGGAAACAACGCACAGAGCCACCTTAAACCTAGATCGGGGCAGCCAGCCTCTAGGTGCGCGGCGTATCGTCGGGAAGCGCAAATGGCAACCGGAGCAATCCGGTGAAAAGTAGCCGACAGCAGGGTGGCTCCGTCAGTCATCTAATCTCTGCACGATCCACGTTAGGCGTACTCCGTCTCAACCGTGCAGAGTTCACCATCAGTCATCAGTTCTAAACCATAAAGAGGTTATATATGTCATGGGGAAAACAGGGTGAAGA